CGTTAGAGTAACGTACACCCATTAAATTTGGGCAATCAGGTTCTAACCGCTTTCACCGACGCGAAATGGCTAGATTTGCGAGATTAGTTGACTCGTTGAAGAGGCCATCGGTAACGTTCAAAACACCATTCGTTAAAGAATTGGTGACTGCTCTGGTTCGAGGTATTCGCATTCAATTGACTTGCGAAGGATACCGTGTCCGAACACCAAGCGAACAAAAATCCATTGATCATATTGTGGATCTGTTTGTTCCGTTCGATGACAAGCAGGCTGTAGATGCACTAAAGTATCTGACGGCTGTGTACCTTCCAATAGTTGGGAACGACGAACAATCGCCGGAGTGTCCCGATTTCCTATCGGATGGGCCATCAACTACCCTGTTCACACATGAGTATGGTCGCTTTATAAAAAGGATCTTTGCGAACCATGGGAGGACGACAAGGAGACAGATCAGTCTCGCTATGTCAATCCTGCAGCTCAAGCGTTACATGCCTGCTCTTCCTGAGTCTTTAAAAATGAAGGCTCGTGAGGGTTTGCGTGCTCGTTTGAGCAAAGGGAAACAAACCTCTCGTGTTCTGCAAGACCAAGTGGCCAGGACCGTGAATGAACTCTTTCCTCTGGGTTGGGATAAGGGCATCCCAATCCCGTCTTATTCTGTCACCAATAAGTCGACTTTAGAGGCAACACGCGCAGAAGGAGGTGCACAAGACTTTATGTTCGGTCTTGGACGGAATCGCAAGGAACAAATCCTTGAATTCCCCCCCCCTGGAATCCCTGAGTGGGAATTCAGATTGAAAACAATGCCCATTCATCCTAATGCAATGACGCGTTATGAGTATGAGAGTCTCGCATTGCGATCTCAGCCAGAGAAATTCTCTGCTAAGGTCGAAATTGTGGAAGACCCACTCAAAGCACGTGTCATTACAAAGAATGAATGGCAGTGTACAATTCTGAAACCACTTCAGAAGATGATCCATGGGAGGCTCCGGAAGCACGCGTGTTTCCGACTAATTGGTGAGACAATAAGCGAGGAGGTCATGACTCATCTGACCCTATTCCCTGGCGCAAGCTGGGTTTCCGGCGACTATTCGGCCGCCACCGATAATTTACATATGGACGTGTCTGCGATAGCACTAGATACTGTGCTGTCCAACATGACAGGTAAATTATCGAGGATTCCTGAGTTCCAGATACTGGCTCGCAGGTCTCTTTCAGGTTTGAACATTGTTGATTCAAAGCTGAAGGAGACCTACGACATGTATCGTGGGCAACTCATGGGATCCTTGTTGAGTTTTCCCATCCTCTGCATGATTAACTTTGCAGTGTGGAGGTACTCTGTCGAACAATGGTCTGGAAAGGCCTGCGACGGACGAGGGAAAGGGGGACGGTTTGACCGGGTCCTGATCAACGGTGACGACATCGGATTCGCTGCAACTCCCGAGCATTACGCCATCTGGAAGGACCTTGTTCCACAAGTGGGACTTGAGCCATCCATGGGCAAGAATTACTTCAGTAAGGAGTTTATTACTCTGAATACTCGAGTTTATCGGTATTCGGAGAGTAAGAAACGTCTTACTGAAGTGCCATTCTTGAACCTTGGATTGCTCAAGCAGAACAAGGGAGAGACTCTATTAAGGAAACTAGAGTCTCTCGGTCAGATGCACAATGACTTCGTGCGAGGAGCGGAGTTTCGAGGGACTGCAAGTGCGATATTCATTTCTGAATGGAAATCGCTTCTTAAGAAGACTTGCAGAAACTTGTTTGGACCACGT